CGGTCTAGGATTTTACGGTTTGGGTCTGTCTCACATGATTGGCGGTCTCTCAAAAGCATCAACATCTATACTGAGACAACTTATTGATGCTGGGACTCTTGCCAACTTGCCTGCTGGTTTCAAGGCAAGAGGCATGAGAATAAGAGATGAGGCAGACCCTCTCCAACCCGGTGAGTTCCGTGATATAGACACCACTGGTGGATCTTTGAGAGAGAATTTAATCCCATTGCCAATCAAAGAGCCGAGCAATGTTTTGATGCAACTGCTTGGTATTCTGGTTGATTCTGGCAAAAGATTTGCTGCAATAGCAGATATGAATGTTGGTGACATGAATCAAGCTATGCCAGTTGGCACGACAGTCGCACTTTTAGAGCGTGGCACAAAAGTGATGTCAGCGATTCATAAACGCCTACATTACGCACAAAGAATGGAATTTAGATTGATGGCAGATGTTTTTGCGGATTACCTGCCACCTAATTATGACTATGAAACTGGTTCTGGTCCGAAAGAGATCAAAGTACAAGACTTTGATGATCGTGTAGACATCATACCGATTAGCGATCCGAATATATTTTCACAAAGTCAAAGAATTACGATGGCACAAGAATTATTACAAATGGTTCAGTCTGCTCCAGATGTTCATGGTCCTTTGGGTATTTATGAGGCATACAAACGCATGTATTCTGCTTTGGGAATAGATAATATTGAATCGTTGTTGCAACCACCACCAGATATGACGCCTAAACCTATAGATGCAGGTCTCGAAAACAGTGGTTTTTTAATGGGACAGCCAGCACAGGCTTTTGTTCAACAAAATCATGAGGCACACATTGCAACACATCAAAGTTTGTTTATGACAAAGGTGGTCCAAGAAAACCCACAACTGCAAGCCATGATTATTAGTCATGTAATGCAACATTTGCAATTCTTAGCATCACAGTTGGCAGAACAACAAATGCCACCAGAGTTGCAAGAAAGAATCGGTATGCTACAAATGCAAATGCAACAAGTCTCACCAGAAGAGGCACAGATGATTGCACAGGAGCTACAAATGTTAATCGATCAAATGAGCGCTCCGTTCATGGCAGAGCTTACAAATCAATTCTTGTCTTCCATACAAACTGGTGATTCTGGCGATCCTCTGGTTGCTATAAGACAGCAGGAACTAGAACTCAGAGATAAAGAGCTCGATATGGAGCAAGAACAGTTTGCTGTCAAACAAGAACAAAAAACACAAGACAAAATGGTAGACGCACAAATACAACAGCAAAGGTTGGATGTGCAAAAAGCTATTGCAGATGATAAGCTACAATTAGGGCTTGATAGGTTACAGCAACAAGCAAATTTAAAACTTTTAGAATTAGAGCAAAAATTTAGGAGAAACTAAGTGACGACATCATATAAAAAAGAAGCTGTCGATGAGCTAAAGAAGCAAAAGAAAATCGAAAGAGAAAGAGAACTTGCAGAGCTTATGGAAAAAAACGCAGAAGAGGCGAAAGCCCATGCTGAAAATATGGCTAGAATAGCCAAAAAAATGGCAAAGATTGAAGCTGGTTACGATGCCAATGGCTCACCCACAGAAGAAGAGCCCAAGAAAAAAGCAGTAGCTAAAAAGAAAGCACCAGCTAAGAAAAAAGCACCAGCTAAAAAGAAAGCACCAGTTAAGAAAAAAGCCAAGAAGAAAAAATCCTAATGGATCCAATACATTTGGCTGAAAAGCTCCAAAGAGAGATTGATAAATTGTTGGAGCAAGTGCAAGAAACTTACATGAGCGGATCCCTACGCGATATGGAGCATCATAAATACTTGCAAGGCAAGTTGGAAGCGTTGTATTATATACAAGATTTTATAAAAACTTATTTTAATTCGGAAAAATGAATACAAAAGTAGAACTTGCATCCGCTTATGTCGATCCAGACGAGGTGGTACTCAAACCAGAAAATTTAGATAAAAGCGTGTTGGAAAGGATGCCTCAACCAACAGGCTGGAGAATTTTAGTTTTGCCTTATCGTGGCAGAGGCATGACTAAAGGTGGCATCGCTTTAACCCAAGAGACACTCGATAAAGAACAACTTGCAACAGTGGTTGCTTATGTTGTGAAATGTGGACCTTTGGCTTATAGCGAGGATAAATATGGTTCCCCATGGTGTGAAGAAGGTCAATGGGTATTGATCGGAAGATATGCTGGGGCAAGGTTCAAACTGGAAGATGGTGCTGAAGTTAGAATTATCAATGATGATGAAGTCATAGCGACAATCCTGAATCCAGATGATATAGTGAGTTTATAATGGAAGAACAAAATATTGAAAGACAAGAAGAGGAAGTCAATATAGAGATTGTTGACGAACCTCAAGAGCAAGTTGCACAAAAGAATGTTGATACTGATGATGAACTTGATAAATACACAAAAAATGTGTCGAGGCGAATCAACAAAAAAAATCAACAAATAAGAGAAGCTGAAGAAAGAGCACAACAAGCAATGGAACAGTTGCAAAGAGTGCAAACCGAGAACAGTGCTCTGAAGCAACATGCAACAACACTTCAATCACAAAATTTAATCGCTGAAGAGCAGTCTATAGAGGCGAAAGAACAACAAGCGAATGACATATACAAACGAGCAGTCGAGGCTGGTGATGCTGAATTGATGTCAAAAGCTGACAGCTTGAAGAGTGATCTAGCGATACAAAAAGAAAAACTTAGAGTTGCAAAAAATAGGCAGCAACAACAACCAGTGGAAACACAACAAGCCTATACACAACAGCCACAGCAGGTGCAACAAAGAGCACCAGAGCCAAGCAGAGAGGCGTTAGAATGGCAAGGTAAAAACCCTTGGTATGGGGATGGCACCAAAGAAGATCATAATGTCGAAGCGAGCCAATTCGCTTACTACACGCATGTCAACCTCATCAACGAAGGTTTTGATGCTGACAGCGATGATTATTATGATGAATTGAACAAAAGAGTTTACAAAGTTTATCCAGATTTGGATAATGATAGTAATGCCGAACAAAGAGATGATAGACCCACTGTGCAAAGAGTCACATCTGCTTCCGTTGGAAGTCGGAAAAAAACACAAGGCAACAGAAATGGCGTTGAGTTTACACCTTCTGAAATAAAGCGTCTTCGTGGTTTAAAGCCTTACAACATGTCTGAAGAAGATTGGTTGAAAAGGGTTGCCAAAGAGAAAGTGAAAGCAACTACTCGTAGGGAGACGATATAATGACAGAGAATGAAAACAGCGTAAGACACACGCGTGAATCCGAGACACACGATAAACAGGCTCGTAGACAACCTTGGCGTCCAGTAAGAAAGCTAGAGACTCCACCTGCCCCAGAGGGTTATGAGTACCGATGGATCAGAGAGTCATTTCTTGGACAGGAAGATACGAACAATGTAAGTTATAGACTTCGTGAGGGATGGGAGCTTGTACAAGCAACCGAATTACCCGAAGGTTTTGATTTTCCTGCAAAAGAAAAAGGCAGATTTGCTGGCGTTGTACACAACGAAGGACTCATTTTGGCAAAAATACCAAAAGAGACTGTTAAGGAAAGACGCGAATATTACGAAGGTAAAAACCGTCAAGCCAACGAAGCGCTAGACAACACAATGTTTAACGAATCAGCAAAAGACAGTCGCTATGTTAAGTACGATTCCAAAAGAGAGTCCCAAGTAACTTTTGGTAAAAAATAAATCGTAATTATTACGGGAGACAAACATGGCAAATAATGATGCTGCTTTTGGTTGTAGACCTGTTCGAATGATGGGTGGCGGTGCCTATACTGGAGGACAATCCAGATATAGAATTGCAAGCGGTGCGACTACTCCAATATTCCAAGGTGATTTGGTTACACAACTCACTGCTGGAGTAATTGGTAGACACGCTGCTTCTGGTACTGTACCTATTGTTGGTGTGTTTAACGGTGTTTCATATACTGACCCAACTACAGGCGAACAAGTCTTTAAAAATTACTACCCCGGTAGTATTTCAGCCAGCGATATAATCGCCAGTGTGATTGACGACCCTGATGTTGTTTTCGAAGTACAAGCTGATGACACTTTTCCTGTCGCAGATTTGTTCGGAAACTTTGACATTGTGGACGGATCACCTGTCGGTGACACAAAATCTGGAAGATCAAACCTTGAGCTCGATGTAACGACTGGTGCTACCACCGCTACATTGCCTCTTAAAGCGATTGATATTTCTGAAGATCCTGATAATTCGGATGTTGCATCCGCCAACACCAATGTTCTATGTGTGATACAAAATCACATCATGGGGCAGAAAGGTGCTGGTTTAGCATAAGTGAGGTAAATTAGTTATGGCAATTTCAAGAGCACAACTAGCTGCTGAACTTGAACCCGGATTAAACGCGTTATTCGGAATGGAGTATGATACATACGACCAAGAATATACCGAGATCTTCTCAATCGAGGACTCACAAAGAGCTTTCGAGGAAGAAGTTTTAATCGTAGGTTTTGGTTCTGCACCAACAAAATCTGAAGGTCAAGGCGTTGTTTATGACAATGCTTCAGAAAGTTACACTGCAAGATACACGCATGATACGATTGCGTTGGCTTTTGCACTAACTGAAGAAGCTGTCGAAGACAATCTCTATGATTCTTTAGGCAAACGATATACAAAAGCACTCGCACGATCTATGGCTAACACCAAAGAAGTAAAAGGTGCAAATGTCCTAAACAATGCGTTCAGCTCCAGCTTTACTGGTGGTGACGGTGTATCTCTGATTAACACTGCACACCCTCTAGCTGGCGGTGGTACTGCTGCTAACAGAGCAACCACTATGGCTGATCTTAACGAAACTTCGTTAGAAGACGCATTGATCGACATTGCAACATTTACAGATGATCGCGGACTGACTATCAGTGTGCAAGGATCCAAGCTCGTGGTACCACCACAGCTCGTTTTCATTGCAGACAGAATAATGAACAGTCCACAAAGAGTCGGCACAGCAGATAATGACATCAATGCTATTAAAAACACTGGAGTTCTACCCGGTGGATACACTGTGAATCATTATCTAACTGATCCTGACGCTTTCTTCATCTTAACTTCTGTTACAGATCAAGGCGAAGGACTTAAAATGTTCCAAAGAACAGGTATGGAAACTTCTATGGAGCCAGATTTTTCTACTGGCAACATTAGATACAAAGCTAGAGAAAGATATAGCTTTGGTTTCTCTAACTGGCGTGGAATTTATGGTTCTCAAGGCGCTTAATTGAAGTCGTAATACACTTTATTACTCAGTATTACAATGAAAGGGCTCTTCGGAGCCCTTTTTTTATGGTAAAAATAACTTAAATTATCTTGTATAAATAGTTGTACATTTGTACACAATATGTATAATAATAATTGATGATTACTTATTACATATCCACTGGAAGGGGCAACAATCTATACACTTTGCGTTGCTACAGAAAGTTTTGGGTTGATTTAGGGGCTCTTGGTGGTCGCATACAAGAAGAAGATCAATACATTAAGACTCTTTGTGCTGATTCTGATTTAGCAATTAAAAAGGCAAAAGACTATATCGACACAAAACATTCAAGTGATGAACGAAAACCAGATCTAAAAACAGATGGCGCAACAACTAATTTATACAAAATCAAACGCAGAAGCTCAGAAGAAGTTGAGCGAATTAGAATCTTAGAGGAAATATCGGCTGGAATCATTTATGGAATTGCAAAAAAAAGAAAACTTGCAAAGTGGACAATCGAAGCACACAAAAAACTTGATGAAGGCATTAATCCAATTGGTTATTGGAGAGATATTAAGATCGAAGAGATGCCAATGAAGAACATTCAATACTTTGCGAGTCTGACTGAGTACAAAAGCGAAATACATAAAAGATTGTCAGATCTTTGCAAACCACACTGCAAAGATGTGTTTGAAGATCGCAACAAACATTTTGCAAATATTGGTGATAAAGTAAATGTCAAAGCAATGATTGTAAAAATAGATCATTGGAAAACTGATTTTGGTACTTCAATCTCGACTCATTATATTACAGAGGAAGGCGAGAAACTTAAAACATTTGGATCATGCACCACAGCTTTTAATAGAGCGATTGTTGATGATTACAAAATATATGACATGATCGAGTTTGTTGCCACAGTCAAGGCACATAATTCTTTTGATCCGACTGAAGAATACGATATGCACTTTGGTAAAAAGCTCGTTCATTATGAGGGCGATGGCAAAGT